CCGCTTCTAAATCAGTTCAACCAGTGCTTGATTATTTGGCAATAAATGGAATCAAGGCTCAGTATTACGATGGCTGGATGGACTAATTAATACCCCTTCGGGGGTTTACGAAAGGAATTGAAATGGGAACATATTATCAAGATTTAAAAGCCAGTAATCCAGCTAAATATGCAGACATGGTTTTAGCTGGCGGTAACAATGGAGTTGCCTTAAAAAACATGATTAAGGCTTTATCTATGATGCCAATACTGAACTCTCTTGAAGAAAATGCAAGATTAATTGCCGCTAAAAGATTATTAAAAAACAAATATTAATTTACGAAAGGAAGCAAAATGCAAATCGAAAACTTAAAAACAGTAATTGAAGGATACGAATGTGAGCTGGATTTTTCTGAGGAATGGTCTGATTGCATTGTAGTCAAGGGTGACTATAGCGGAAGTTTACAATTCTTAACTTCTTACGGATATTTGGAAAATTACAAAAATGAGCAACAAAAAGAAGTCTCACTGCAAATTATCAATAAGATTGAAAAATGGGCTTTAGCTAATGGTTACTAGGAAAAGCCCTTTGGGGCTTTATCCTAATAACATTTTTAGCTTCTTGCCTTGATCTTTCAGTGGATTGCCTTGTTTATCTTGTAGCTTGTTTCCTGCTACCAATTTTTTAGCATGATCCACAATTCTTGTTTTTACTGCTTCTCTATTTGCATAATTGAATACATCAGATAGTTCTCCTTTTGCTAAATCGGGTGGATCGCCTGTGTTATTCACTACAACAATATTGACTCGTTTATCGTTTTTATAATGTTCTGCTAATTTATGAATATTCTCAGAAGCGGCAATATGAGCATTAATTACTGTATCAATCTTAACGGTACGGGGACGTTGCAGATTAAGTTTGATAGCTAATTCTAATGGAGCATTGGTATAAACAATATCAATCGGTCCATTTTGACCATCTAACGCTTCATTTATCTTTAAGACTGATTTCTTATAGTCACCTAAAACAGAATCAAAAGTTAATGGGTCAGCATCTTCTTTTATATCTATAAGGGCTTTAGCGAGGTGCTTTGCTTCAGACTTACCCGAGCCACTACCGCCAGCAGTAAACAGAACAGGTGAATTATCTCCAGCTTCTTTTTTAGCTTTTAATGATTCAGCCCATATAACTTTTGACAGATAAGAACTTGGTTCATGGACAGCCGCCGCTAATGACTTATCCTTTTTAAAGTTAGGATCTAATTCCTTAACTAAATCAGGATCAATGTTATTACCATAAGTAGTTTTGTAATCGGCTACTAATTTTGGAGTGTTTAAAAGAATATCAGTATAGAAATTGTTTTCAATCGCTCTATGAGCTTCACTTAAATTTGGTGAATGCTCAAATCCATGATGATCGATGTATCCACCATTAGGAAATGTCTTGGCTGGCTTTAAGGCTTGTTTGATCTGATCGGGACTCATGGTTGATTGAGTCGGCTCAAATCCTTTCTCATTGTAGGAAGCCTTTTCCTTTTCGTAAGATGATTTGGTTACAACAATTTCTTTACCGCTTTTATTTGTTAAAGTAATGGTCAGTTGTTTTTCGTTGGTTTTTTCATATGGCTCAATATCATTGTGTTTATTAGAAGATTTTGATAATTTTGAAGCACCTCCACCACCTGAACCGAATTGTCCATTGTCAGCTCTTGGGTGTTTATCTTCTTTCCATTCTACTGAATCTTTGGTCGGACTAAATCCCGGTACATTGACTTCGCTGACGGTAGTTACACCTGACTTATATCCACTAGAAGATTTGACCGTAGGATTTCCATTGATCTTATTTACTAATTCTTGCAAATGTGGAGGAAGTTCGTTCGTAGTTTCAGTTTTTGCAACTGGCTTTTCTTCTGAAGGTTTTGGAATGTCTTTAGGTCTAAATTTTTCCCATGACTCAGGAGAAAAAGGATCTTCTTCTGATTTAGTAGATCCACTTCCCGATCCAAATTGACCATTATCTGATCTTGGATGATCTGATTCATTAAATGAATCTTCAGCCTTATCGAATGGATTACCGCCACCTTCGGGATCATCTTCAGGATCAGGTTCAGGCTCTTGCAAAGTTCCTAATTCGTTATAGCCACTCTGCTTATCTGTAGCAATGCGTTGACGCTCATCTTCACTGGAGAGAACACCTGATTGGATCAGACTTGCAGAAGTTTGAGCTTTAGTAAGGTTAGTAGCCGCCAATTCTTGAGCTGTTGGAGTATCAAGAGGCAACCAGTTCAATGTAGTTTCTACATCAATCGCACCCACTTTAGGAATGACATACGATTTCATCACTAAAGCATGATGACGTTCAGCTAATGGAGTGAGGTCATGAGTTTGAATCGACTCGAGCAATTCGTGATAACTAGCTTCTTCATAGTCACCGCTTGCCCCAAATCCTTTAGGAGAAGTGCCGATGAGTTTAGTAGCTGGTACTCCAGCAATAGCGGCAACAAGCTGATACTGAGTCATGATTAAAGCATCCATGTCAGCAAGAGAAGTATCGAATTGACTAAATTCGTCTCCTTCTTTATCACCTAGCTTCACACCAAAGTTATCTCGATATTGTGACCATTGTTGCAAGCGTTCAATAGCGGCATTGGAATTGGACATTACCGCTTCCATGTCTGTAAGCCAAACAGTAGTGCGTTTGGTCATTGCTAACTGTGGAGCTTCATTGGCTGTACGCTCAGAAGCGTAAACCCGTTCCATGATCTGCTGAGTTAGTGGCACTCCACCATATAGGTAAGTAGGCTTGAGCACGTCTACTGGTTCAGCATGACGGAAAATGATTAAATGGCTTCTATGAATTTTCTTGCCATTAATGATCCACCAAGTAGGTTCATAAAAATGTAGAGTATCAGGCTGGCTTGCAGAAGCACCATCAAGCATAGGAGCTGTCCAATACGGATCAACTTGCACTATGCCTTTATAGCTTCCTGCCGTAATTCCATCAATGTTAAATGGCTTTTCATAGTAATCAGGGTCAGTTGACATAACCTTGAACATGGCAATCCGAATACCAAAGATTCTGCCCTTGCGAATGAACTCTCGCATATTCTTTTCTAAACCCATTGATCGGTCATACCGCTTCATGATCTTGATTACTTCAGGCTCTAGCTCATCGCCATCTACGCTGACAATGTTATATCCCTTACGAATAGCATCATCGGCTGGCATTGCACAGGCTTTGTTTACTAACCAGTTTTGAGCAATAATTCCACAAAGCTGTGAGCCGATAAACCCTTGTGAGGCATACCAGCCCACTACCGCTTCACTAACTGTATTGGTTAAAGTGTTGTAAGCCTTGAATTGAGGAAAGCCATCGCTGGAATCATCTTGAGCATATTCGCCTGTAAAAATAGGCTGATGTTTTTTTAGATTAAGAATACGCTCTGCTAAATCAAAACGTCTTTCAGGTTTATCGTATTCAACATGAGTGCTAAATAGGCTAGTTCTAGCCATTGGCTCTTTAGGTTCTTTTTTGACCTTGGGCTTTCTAAACCAATTTAGCATATATACCTTATCCAAAGAAACTTTTGCGTGGAATCATTATTTCAGAAAACGCTCTTGAAAGCGAATCTATTTGATCGTCATGCGTCCCATTAGGGAAAATTCTCATTTCATTTATCAATGCTTGGTTCCAATCACCTCGAATCATTAAGACATTCCCAATGTTTACTTGTGCGGCAAAAGGTTCAGCTCGAGTAATCTTATCACCTGATTCGGGAGAACTTTTGACATTGTATCCTGACAATGCCCTTGTTAAGTATAGAACTTGGGTTTTCCCTGCTTGACCGGGATCTTGAGGAATACTAATTTTTACAGCTCGACCATCCAATGAGGCTGTGTTTAACATTGCCGCATCCCTTTGATCGGGTCCTACTCTCAACCTAGCCATGTCTGCAATGACGAATCGTCCATCAGCTAATCTTCCTAGCTTGCCTCCAGCCGTCCAGTCTCCGTCAACAGTAGAAGCTAAATCCCATCCCCGACACCATTTAATATCCCCAATAGGTATAGCATCAACCACTTGGATTTGATCGGGCTTGAATAAATCGCCATCAAGCGGAGCTGGTCGTTGTTGATAGAGTGCCGCCCATGTTCTAGGATTTGATTCAAACTGTGACCAGTGTTTTAGATCAAACCATTCTGACCATAGGTATTCACCTATCTTGCGTCCTAGTGGATCACCTTCATTTTCACAACAGGCTGGCAAACAAACCACTTCCCAATAATTTCCATCTTTGCATAGTATCTTGCCCGATTCGCCTTTCCATCCTTCAGGTAGGATTCTTCCTGCTAAATCGTCTTCATGCCATCTTGTTTGAATTAATACTATCCAACCGCCCGGTATTAGACGAGTTTTAAGATCATCCTCAAAAGCATCATAAGTCTTGTTTCGGATAGTTTCAGAGTTAGCCTGTTCTCGTCCTTTAATAGGGTCATCAATAATGATCCCATGAGCACGATTACCCGTTACCCCTCCCAGTATTCCACAAGCCATGTATTCGCTACCATTGGTCAATGCAAACTCTTGTGCCGCCTGAGAATCGATAGTCAATTCAGTATTGAAGATCGATTTATAACGATTTTGCTTAATAATGGATCGAGTACGTCTGCCTAATTTTCGGGCAAGGTCATCACCATAACTCGCTAAAATAATCTTTCTATTTGGCTTTTCACCTAGGTACTTTGATGGAAACACCACACTGGCATAGGTTGATTTTGCAGAACCCGGTGGCATAAAAACCATCATCCTCCCATGTGGAGTGCTCGCAACCTCATCGAGCTTAGTCAGCAAAAGTCGATGATGATGAGCTAACGTAGTCTCAACAGGCTCAAAGTATTCGGTATCAGGATCTTCGGTTATTGGTCTACCCGGCACTTCAATAGCGTTCACATAATTCAATATGTCAGCAGAAGCCGTCTTCCTGATATAGATTTCTTTAAATACCCTTTGTTGCGTATTCAAGCAATTCCTCGTTTGTCCATTGTTTGAAGTCTTTTGTTGGTGGAGGAGTAATGCCTTTTATTTGATCTTTATTGGCATTCATGAGTCCAATCGGTATTTTGCTTGCTTCATTTGCTAGGTCAGTCAATCGACTTGCACAAGCCAGTGAGACTAATCCTTCTCCATCCTCAATGCTTTCATCTGTCACTTTATTGATCTGTTGGTTCGCTAGGGTAGAAAGCCTATTCGCATTAATCGCACCAAACTTACCAGCACTTGCAAGGTTTAGACTGATTGCTTTTAGGTCATCTACAAAGTTCAATACAGTCAGTTGTTCAGAAACAGGTAAATCCTTTAATTCTTGTTCTGCTGTAACTAATTGATTTGAAATAGTTTTCATCGTTCGGACTCGTTCGGAAACTCGTTCAGAAATAGAAGCCTTACTTACTTTGTATTCCCTTGAGAGATCAGCCGCTTTCTCGCCATGAAGCATTCGGCTTTTGATTTCTTCCCATTGCTTGTCAGTCAGTTTTGACGGTCTAGCCACTTTGATTTCCTTTTTACTCAGTAATACATTGTATAGGTGCTGGTGACGTTTATCCAGCGTCAGAAAAAGGAATTAACTGACCGATTTCCGACAATGTTAATCGATCAACCTTTCTCATGCAATTTTCTCCTTGACCATTTCAAATAAATCTTCTTCGCTCACTCCCCAATACTTTTGAAATCCTTTGTGTCCAAGGCTGTGAATACTGGAATTTCCAAGCCGATGATGTTCAGCACACAAAGGAATGACGGGTGCAAGGCTTCTTTTTCCTCCATATCTTCGGATATGATGCATTTCGACTGGAGAATCATCAATTTCTCGTATGCCGTTGCATTGGCACAGAATACAGCCCAATCGTGAGAGTCTAAGGTAAACATTTTTTTCAGCTTTGGTCATTCGGTTTCTTTGCAATTCTTTTAAATAAAGCTGTTTCTAGCAAAACCATTGGCTCAATATCTTGCCAATCATCCCTATCTTTTCTGCCATTTACTATTAGTTTTAGATTATTAAATTCAGTAAATTCCCTGTACCATATTCCATCCCGAGTATCAACAATTAAATAAAAAGGTAATTTTGTTGTTTCAACTAATGCTCTAGCTGACATTATCTTTCCAACGCTAATAAAATATCCACCACTCATTAAGTCAAAATGACTCATTTCATAATTAACGCATTTAATCTCACAGAAGCCAACGAGATTCTTATTCCTTCTAAATGTGTAATCAAGACCATATTTAATCGGTAGTTTTATTAAATCGCATATCCACAATTCTTCAATAAATAAAGCAACAGCTCTTTCGTTGCCTAAATTTTCGTCCGATTCGTAGAGCTTTCTAGTCATTAAACATTAATCCCTTGTTCAACAGCCCATGCGGTCACATATTCAATTTCCTCAATCATTTCATTAATATTCAATTCAGAAGTATGACGATAAACAATATCGACCCCCATGCCATCAAGAGCGGGTAGCATTTCAATCGGCTCACCTCTTGCTCTTAGCCATGAGGCTGTTAGCAATCGTTTCCAAGTCTCAATGCTGTGCTTTTTACCAGCCCATTCTTGGGTTTTAGCTATCTGACCGATTAAGGCATGAAGTTTAGCGTTCTGAGCTTTAGTACGGTTAATGGGTCCAATCTCAGCCCCATATCCATCAGGAGACTCGT